AGGTCCAGCAGCGGGGTGTCAGCGTGACGGCTGGTGCGCTGGACGGCCGTGGCGGAACCGAACTGTTCGACAGTGCTGGCGGCTTTGCCAACGTAACTGCCGATCGTGACGGCGCCGGCCAGGCGGGAATCGGTTTGTTGCAGCAAAAGTTCTACGTTCGCCTTGTACTGTTGTACTGAGGCTACGGTGATGGAATCAGGCATGGTGCTCTCCGTAAGTGTTTGATTTCAAGTCAGTTTGTCCAATCTGGCTGGACTTCGCCGGCTTGTCCCAAACTACGGGGGCCATGCAGGTCAATCACCCTGCGGGGGCTTTCACCTTGTCCGCGTGACTTCCCTACAACTCCATATTACCACACTGCAGGCTATTTCTTCGGGGGCAATCCCAAAGGCTTGGCCACTTCCCCTTTCGGTGAAGAAATAATCCAATTAAACCAAGCACTTGCAATCTCAACTACCCCCTCGGCCTGCCCTTTCAGGTGGACCGTAGGGGTTTTGGCGGCGGCTTCGATGCAGCGCAGTTTGATTTCGCGTTCGTCCATCATTTACCGTCCGGGTACATGATCTTGAACAGCTTGTTTTCCTTCTCCTGCGCCAGCTTGTGGCCGGGATGGCTCTTGTCCATCAAGGCGGCACGGTGGTTCGGGTCGCTGCGCGCGGTCGCCAGTTGCGCTTTGGCTTCGTCCGGAGTCAGGGTGTTGCCAAAGTCGGTGTTCTTGTTCGGCGTCACCAGCGTGTCTTCGCCCAGCTTGCCGCCGATCTCGGCAAACATTTTGTAGGTGGCCGCGTAGCCGACCTGCTTTTCGATGGCGTCAATCAGTTCCGTGGTGAAGCCCAGACTGGTCGCTGCGGTTTTGGCCCGGTTCATCATCCGGTCATGCCCGCCCTTCCATTCGTCAAGCAGCGCCTGCTTGTCGGCCTGGACGTTCAATTCGTAGTCCTTGGCCGCCTGCTCCCGCGCCGCCGTCTGCATGGTGTTCCATTCTGCCACCAGCGTCTTGGCTTGGCTATCCGTCACGTTCGACTTGTGCAGGATGCTCTGCATGGTCTTGGCAAAGCCTTCGTCCACCTTGGCCTCTTTCGGCAGACCGACCTTCATGTCGTACTTGTCCGGCGACTCAGGCAGGCCCAGCTTCTGGAACACGGACTTGACACCTTCCGGGTCATCCAGACGCGGGATCGGGATCAGCGTGGACGGGTCACGCCCGATCAGCTTCTCCACACCCTGGTAAGACTTGATGACATCTTGCGGACTTTGCCAACCCTTGTTGGAAACGTAGGCCGCGGCGTCCGTGTCGGTGATGCCATGCCACGGGGCGGCAGCGGCGGGATCAGGCGCGGGCGCCGGTGCAGGATTCGGGGCGGGTGCGGGGTTCGGGTCAGTCATAGTCCAAGCTCCTTCAGTCCATTGATAAAGTCGTCACAGTGTAGCTGCTCCATGCACTTGGAATCGCCGTACGGGCAATTCCGGAAATCGTGTCTGCTCATGCGCCACTTCGACTGGCAGCCGGTACACTCCAAGTCACGCGGGCCGACGTAACGGATCTTGTAGCTTGGATCGCCGTTGCGGGCGATAAACCGATGCTGCGGGATCGTCGCCCCCATGGCATAGATGATGTTGGTGTCGGTCGTCCCGGCCAGGTGCAGTGTGCCGCCATCGACGCCGACAACCGCGTCCGCATGGCCCAGCAGGTCACGCAATTCCAGTAGCGTCGTCTTCTCTCGCAGGTCAACGCACTCTATCCGCAAAGACGGCGGCAGCCTGTCAACTTCGTCAATGATCGTGATCGGCGTCAACACCCCACCGGCTTCGGCCTTGGTGTGGCTGGTCTTTGTTCCGACCAACACAGGGACGTAGCCTTGCTCATTGACCCATTTGATGATCGGCGCCATGACGCTGGCGCGGAACAGTTTGTTTTCTGACGTGCTGCCAACCGGGAAGACGACGTACGGTTCATCAAACCGGCGCGGCCCCAGCGGTGCCTTGGTAGGGTAGCTGCGCTCCAGCAACCCTTCCGGGCGCGCATCCAGCAGGCAGCCAAAGGCGTAATCGACCATGTGAACACGGTTGCGCGTGTGCGTGTTGAATGGCATCTGGTTCAGCGCCGTGTGGCCAAGGTTGCGTTCTTCCCGCTCGGCCTTTGTCTTGGGGAAGTCTTCAAAGTTGCGGATCTCAAACTCGCCGTAGGGCTTCAGCAGATGCTCCAGCAGTTCATGCTGCCATGACGGCCCCCACACGCGAAGAATGGAAAACGGATCAGCCTTGCGGCCGGCAATCACCGCTGGCAGCGAACAGATCACGTCGCCCAGCGCCCCGTGGTTCAGCACGAAGTTCATCGGCAGCCCGTCACCCAGCATCTTGCCGTCACGATACATCTTCATCTCCCCGGCCATCGTAGAGTTGCCACAGTTCTTCCGGCGACATGTTCAGGTGGGCAGCGACGCGCAACCACACTTCACGACGGCCATCCAGCTTGCTCTGCACACGCTCGTTGTCGTGAAAGGTGGACGCATTGGCCATACAGAACTTGGCCAGGTCGCGCAGCACAATATCCGCCAGCGGGCCTTTGAAAGTACTGCGATAAGCGTACTGCCGCGCAAACAGCAAGCGGCGCGCCCGCTCCCACCAACTCAGGACTTGCATACGACCATGGTTGTTTCCCACTCCTTGATGATGTTGCGGCAATGCCGGGCTTTGTACTCCAAGTCCGGATCGCTGCCGTCCACGGCCGGATCAAACGTGTACCGCACCGGCCCCATATCAAAGTCTATATTAAAGTATTTCCAGAACGGTGTCAACTGGTGCCCGTGCTTGGCCAGCATCTCGGCGTACTTCTTGGAAAACATCGCCAGCGTACCGGGCAGGATGGCGTGCTGGTGGGTCGGGTCTTGCAGGAAAATGTCGTGGCTCGGGTGCGGCAGCGTGATGTGAACGCGGGCGCCATCAACACAGACACGGTGCAGTTCCCGCATGAAGTGGAAGAACGGCTCGACCGGTGCGATGTGCTCGATTACGTGCGACGCTTCTACCGCTTCGACGGAGTTGTCATCCCACGGCCAGCGGTCGGTGTCCAGCCGGACAACCACGTCCGGGTCTTCCATTGGCTGGGCATCGACGTTGACGAAGCCGGGCAGCTTCTTGCTGCCGCATCCAAGGTTAAGTTTTATCAAGCAGCGGGTGCTGACTTCATCAGGCCGGCGACGGCGGGGGCGGCTTCGATCATCTGTTGCGTTTGTGCTTGCTGCGCCCGACCGGCACGCATGGCTTCTACGTCCTGCATTGAACGAGTCCATGCGGTCGGCGCACCCTGGATGTCCAGAATCTCCGGCATGGCGGTATCAAAATTGAAGAAGTCAAGGGGTGACGGGTCGCCGGTGTTCTTTGCATAATTGGCGGCAACGTCCAACGCCCGCATGAAGCCAGCGGCTTTCTCCGACCGCTGCATCCGCGACATCGGGCTATCATATTCGATAAAATATTCTGCCGCCTCGGTGTTGCGCAGGATCGACGGCATCTCCGGCACCAGCCCTTGCTGGAACAGGAGATCAAGTTCACGTTCGATCAGACGGCCAAGGAACTCGGCTTGCAGGCGGCCAGCGGTCGGGGCAATCAGCATCCCCTTCTCTCGCGCCCGCTCCAACACTTCGGTCGCCGTCATCTGCGGCGTGTCAATCAGAATCTGGAACAGCGTGATCAGGAAGGCGTCATTGATAACGTCCTTCTCCATCTGCATCATCTTGTCGCCCACGGCGATGTTGCCGGTCGGCAGCACGTCCACCATGCGCTTGCCGTCTTTGTTCAGCCCGCCGGCGTTCAGTGCGCCGGGCTTCAGGCTGAAGGAACCGAGGTTGCCGTCGTCATGCGCCAGCAGCACCGGATCAACAACACGGTGGCCCTGCTTCAGCACAGTCTTCTTTTGTTCGTTCAGCACCTTGATGGCGGGCAGCACCCATTGCGCCGGGCCGCGACCGTAAATCTCACCGGACACCTGGGTGTAGCGGGCCACCGGCAGCGGGAAGCTGTTGTAGCCGGACTCCCGGATTTCCTCTTGGTTCTGGACGAAGATATACAGGGACGCGTACCGCATCCCCTTTGGGTCAACCCGGCGCGGGTCAAAGTCGGCGCGCGGGTAGACGCAGTGCAGGACTTCAAATTTCTTTTCGGCCTGCTGCGGATTCTTGATGGCCTCGGTCACGGCCTCCGGCACTTTGTCGCCGGCGTTGTTGAACTGCTGCGCAATCTGGCGCGCGGTCATGTACCACGAACGGTAGAACGTGTCCACGATGCCGGCGTGGTTCTCGACGAAGTAGACTTCGCCCAAGTGGAAGTTCCGGTAGCGTAAGCCTCGGCTGCCATCTTCCGGCTTGTCCACGTAGAGTGAGCCGTTGCCGTAGGTACCCAGCCCCATGTACGTCTGCTGGCTGTTGCCCACGAAGTTGGCCATGGGGCGGTAACGATGGTTGAACAGGATTTCGTTCAGGTCATCAAAGAACAGGCGCACGGCGCGGTTGCGTT